ACCAACTGGATGCTCGTCACCGATGCTGAGCTCGGCCTGATGTGGTTCTGGCGGCGCAAGCCCAAGAGCAACACCTGGGTGACCGAGGACAAGACGATGATGAACTACGCCATCACCGCTCGCTGGAGCCGTGGCTGGGTCAACCCGCGCGCCATCCTCTTCTCGAACGCCTGAGTAACACCATGGCCAAAACCAAGAATCCGATTCCGCCGCCTCCCAAAGGCAAGGGCACGAAGAAGGGCAAGGGCTGCTGATGTCTCTGTTCGCAAACGCATACGGCAACTTCCTCAGCTCGGCGCTGCCCTTCTATCAGGCGATGCCGGGTATCATCACTCCGTACGGCACGCTGCTCAAGCCCGGCGGGCGAGTCGCGGCCTACGTCCGGAGCACGGGCGCGCTGGACGGCGAGGACCACTTCGCCACCTCCGGCATGCTGGTGCCCACGCTGAACGCGGCCCTCGCTCGCTGCCGCAGCAACCAGAACGACATCGTCTACGTACTGCCAGGCCACACCGAGAGCCTGGCTGGCGCGGACGCGATGACCAACCTGGTAGCGGGTACGCAGATTGTTGGCGTGGGCCGTCCCGGCTCGACCAACAACCCGGCGCTGACCTGGGGAGCCACGGCGGCGACCTTCCTGCTCGACGTGGCCAACGTGACCATCGCTGGGCTGACACTGAACTTCGACGGCGCGGACAACGTCGCGGCGCCCCTCACGGTGTCAGCGGCAGGCTGCTCGATTCTCGGGTGCCACATCAATCATGGGTCGTCTTCGTCCCTCGACTCCCTGATCGGGGTAACCCTCGCAGCCGGCGCCGACGACTTCACGTTCGCCAACAATTACTCGTTCACGACCAGCACGGCCGTAATGACGAACGTCCTGTCGAGCACGGCGGCGAACAACAACCTGAAGATTCTGGGCAACTACGCCAACGTGCCGTTGACCTCCACGAACGGGGCCTTCAACATCGGGACTGCCGCGGTGGTCTCCTCCAACCTCGTCATCGCCTACAACCGCGTGGTCAACAAGAGCACCGGTACGGCGGCGGTCGCGAGCTTCACGGACGTCGCCCACACCGGCATGGTCCACGACAACTACAGCGGTGTCACGGCGAGCTCCGACCCGGACGCCATCACCAGCGGCATCGTGTTGGCGGGCGTGACCAATATTCTGGTCGCCTTCTTCAACAACTTCGACTCTGCGGAGGAGAAGGGCCAGCAAGGCATCCTCGGCTTCGCTGCGGCCACGGCCACCTAAGAAGCACACGGAGATGCATGCGCAGCGTACCCCGCAACGTCGACCGAAAGGGCGAGCATCTATCCAGGTGCGACGTGTGCGGGGTACCGTGGCTGCGTAGTGCGCTGCGCAGGGGCCGCGATGGGCTCCTGCGCTGCGCCAACGATACGCCGGGCCGCGATGAGCTGACCCTGGCTGAGCTTACAGCGTCCCGGGCTGCCTCTCTCTCTCGGCGGCTCGGGATGCAGTCTATTGGCGACGGCGCCTGCCCGGACGTGGACAGCAATGGGCAACCGTCGAGCAGCTCCAGCTACACGGGTCCGACGCGGCGGTACACCGCAGAGGACGTCTACAACGGCACCGTGCCCACGGGGTTCTGATGTCGAAGCTACTCGAGCTGAAACGCCCCGAAGCTCCGCCCTCCCTGAAGGAGGTGGCGGACAACCTACAGAAGCACATCGCTGATGGCGACATCACCGGCTGCGTCGTGCTGTGCGTGGGCCCCGGCAAAGACGACGCGCTGCTGTACGCCGAGGGCGGCCACTTCGACATCGGGACCATCCTGTACGCCTTCGAGCAGTGGAAGCGTCTCGCGCTGGACGGTGCACCGTGAGCATCAACCCGGCACCGTCCACGCCCATCAGTATCAACCAGCTCATCCTGCTCGCCTACAAGCGAGCCGGGGTGTTGCCGGTCGAGGCCAAGCTGTCGGGCGGCAACCTCATCCCGAAGTTCGAACACGGGCGGCAGACCCTCGACCTCATCATCGATGGTCTGGCCACCGAGGGCTTCATCGCTCGGACGACCGAGTTCTACGACCTGCCGCTCGTGGCGGGCGAGAGCCAGTACACGCTGCCGGACACCATCCTCGATGTCTTCGAGGACGCGATGTTTGTGCCCAGCGAGAACCCGGACACCAAGTACACGCAGGGCGAGCTGGTCTGCAAGCAGATGGACTTGTCCACCTGGCAGACGCTGACCACCAAGGGCAGCACCTCGACCCGCCCGCAGCTCTACGTCGCCGTGCGCAGTGGGGCCACGGTGGTTTTAAAGTTTTGGCCCGTTCCCTTTAACGCCGGGACCATGCGTTTAAAAACCGTGCGCCTGCTCGGCACCAGCGCGGACGGCACGAAGAACCCGGACCTGCAGCGCTACTGGTACGACGCCCTGGTCTGGTGTCTCGCCTACTACGTTGCCATCGACTCCTCGATGCCGGCGGAGAAGATTGCGATGCTCCAGGCCATCGCCGAAGAGAAGAAGAAGGCGTGCGTCCGGTACTCGTTCGAGCACACCGGCGCGCAGGCGGTGCTCTCCTACCAGACCCAGTGGAGCGCGTAATGGCATGGGGCGCTTTGCCACCGACCGTTGCGGCTCGTGTCTCGCCAACAAGGGGGTCTCGTCATGCCCGCTGAGGCCCGCACCCTCCCCATCCCTTTTGGGCCTACCCTCGAGACGAGCTCTGAGGAAATTAGCGGCGGAAGCCCAGAGGCTTACAACGTCATCGCCGACGCTCGCGGAGTCCTCCGAAAGCGCCCCGGCATCGCCGCGTACACGGGTGTCGCTCCCGCTACTACCGTCGACTCGGCGGGCGTGCTCGGGCTGTACCTGACCGAGCAGCGAGTCGCGCACACGACCGGGACACCGACAGTAAGCGGAACGCACGCCGGAGTTCTCTACGCCGTGGGCGCCACGGTGAATACGTCAGGCGGAGGCCATAACACCGGACGAAACGTGTACCGCATCGTCGGTGGCTCAGCGACCCTCGTCGGGACCGGGGTCGCCAACGAGGACCGGCTGGCAACGCCCGCAGCCATTGCCACCACAAGATTCCCGCGACCCACTTTCGCCGAGACCGAGGCATTGCTCGTTCTCGCAGGCGGCGCGGAGATGGGCAAGATCGACATCCGCCCCGAGACCTTCTCGGCGCCCAACTTCACCAACCCCAACCCGGACCGCCACGAGATGAGCTTCCTCGGCGGCTGCCCGCCCTTGGCGAGCCACGTCTTCGCTAACAGCTCCCGTATCTGCGCCAACGACACGCAGCTCGACCAGACCAAGGTCCGCTACTCGGACATCACCCAGGGCATCGTGAGCTTCGCGGCGCACGAGAGCTGGGACCCGAGCCCCGGCGCTGCCGGCTTCTTCACCGCAGAGGCGCGCCCCGACAGCATCGTCGCCTGCTACGAGAACACCAACGACGTCTTCCTCTTCGGCCGCACGAGCCTGCAGCTCTTCTCGCCCGGCGGGTCGACGACGTTCTCCCCGAGCATCACGCGCGAAGTCGGGTGCCTGGCGCCCTACGCCCCGGTGAAGGTCGACGACCAGTTCTGCTGGCTCGACCACCAGACGCGCTTCATCATGAGCGACGGGCGGGAGTGGAAGGACGTGGGCGGCGCCATCCAGGCGACGCTCGACGCGCTCACGACCCCGAGCGACTGCTACGGCTACCGCTACAGCGAGAGCTTCGCCGACTGCATCGTCTTCCGCTTCGAGGCGGACCAGGACACGCTCGTTCTCCAGCCGGGCATCGGCTGGTGCCGCTGGGCGCTCTACACCGCCACGACCGACACCTTCAGCATGTTCCCGGTGCTGAGCCACCACCGCCGGCAGGACGGGGGCCTGAACGTCGTGGGTCTCGAGAGCGGCGTCATCTGCACACTGTCGCTCGACAACGAGACCGACCTCGGCGCGGCCATCGTCGCCTACTGCTCGACGGGGTTTCTCGACCGTGAGAGCGACACCTACAAGCAGACGCTGAGTGTGCACCTCACCTTCAAACGCACCCAGGCCTTGAGCGAAGGGGTGGTCTGCTATCTCGACTACCGCGACGACCTGAGCACCGAGTGGACGACGCTCGACATCGACCTCGGGGTCGACGACGGCAACCTCACGCCGGTCATCTCGCTGCACTCGCTCGGCACCTATCGCCGCCGGCAATGGCGGTTCCGGTTCCCGGACAGCGCCGGGCTCTTCCTCGTACGGGCCTCCGAGACGGTCCTCACCCTGGACAACTGACATGAGCGCCACGACCAGCAACTTCATCGAGGGCGGGGAGATTGACCCGTTCGGCTCTCCCACGGGCAAGCCCCTCACGCTCGCCGAGCAGGCCGCGATGGAAGAGGCGCGCCGTCGGCGCCGTGTCGAGGAGACCTCGCGCAACACCGCCAACATCAACAACCGCCCCGGAGGCTACGCCGACCAGCGCAGAGAGGAGGCGGCCTCGGACCACGCCGCAGAAGTGGCGCGGTTCGGGGGCCAAGAGGCCTACGACCGGCACTGGCGCGAGGTCAAGAAGCGCAACGTCGCGGAGGCGGGGAAGAACTTCTGGGGGCGCGCTGCGGACACGGTCGCAGAGCATCCGTGGCTCCCGCTCTTGCCGCTGGCCCCCCTGGCGGGAGCGGCCTTCGCCCCCGCCGCCGTAGGGGCGGGCACTCTCACGGCCCCGGCGGCGGCGGCTCCCGCCATCACGACTGGCGGTGCTGTCACCGAGGCTACCATCGCGGCTCCCGTAGCGACGGGTGCCGCTACCACCGCTACCACCGCTGCGCCCGCGGCAGCGGCGGCAGAGTCCGCCTTCACCGTCGGCGGGGCCCTCAAGGAGGTGGCACCCGTTCTGGGAGCCGTCGCCCCGATGGCCATCGACGCTCTCGCGGGCGGGCGGACGAAGGAAGAGAGCGCGCTCCTGCACAAGCAAGAGCAGTTGGCCAAAGAGGCCAAGGCTCGCATGGCTCAGGTGCAGGAGTCGCGCATGAACGCGCTCGGCCAGCAGCTGCTCGCCATGAACCCGCGCAACCAGATGATGGCCAAGATGTACGGGCCCGGCGCCGCGTTCCAGCCGCAGGAGATGGCGGCCATGACGCAGAACCCGATTCCGCCGCCCGAGATGCCGGCGGAGCTGAAGGCTCTCGCGGGCAACACCAAGCCGCTGACCCCCGAGCAGAAGGCCGCCTACGCCGCCTTCGCTCAACAGAAGCAGCAGTACGAGCAGGGCAACCAGCAGCGGAGCGACCAGATGATGAATGGCATGGCGCCGCCGGGCCCAGGCCCCGCGCCGCTGCAACACCGCACCCCGCAAGCCGCGAGGAAATACTGATGGCCGGGTTGACGCGCAAGACGCCCACGCAGACCACTGGCCTGACTGCGCCGACCGCGCAGCAGGGCGTGTTTGGGTCATTGGACCCGAGCACGCAGCCGCGAGGGTCCGCGACCCTGCGCCAGCCCTACACGCAGGCTTCGACAATTGGCGGCACCGGCTCGAGCGCGTGGCAGGGCGGCTCGACCGCCACGCCGCAAACACACCCGGCGTTCGCCGGCTTCGATGACCCATCGCAACGCCCGCCGCTCCAGGCGCCGGGCAACAACATGCTCAACCCTGGCTACACCGAGCAGGGCGTCGAGG